AGTACGAGATACTTTTACCAGCTCTTATGAAGTATTGCCCACAACAGATTACTATGTTGATAAAGGCACCGACTCTATCACTAGAATCTCTAGAGACTGGCCCAAAGGTCCTGCATCTGTTAAAGTTACTTATACTGCAGGATATGATTATTGCCCAGAAGACTTAAAATTAGCAGTAATAGACCTAATTACCTACTACTTAAAAGATGAGCATAAAGAGCGTATGTCTATAGCAGGCGCCACTATGCAAAATCAAGCGAGCACTAGTCAACGAAATAATGTGGCTTTTCCAGACCATATAAAAAGAGTGCTCGATTTATATAAAAACTTTTAAATGAGTAGTAGCGGACTGACTAGAATGGCAGGCCGAATGCTGGCTAGGCTTGAAAAAGCTAATTGGCGAGATGAAGTTCAAGAGAGCGTAGGGCAGGTCTTTGTTTGGAATAGAGACTTATTTAAGAGTAGTCTACTTGAGCACACCTCCAAAGAAAACGTAGATGTTCTTGTAAATTTGTTTAGGTCTAAGTTGCAATCTCAAGACAAAAAAATGATGGCAACAAAACATAAAGCCAGACTTAAAGCAGCCAAAGCAAGTGTTATAGCAGAGCATATGGATGGTTACGCCCCTAGCAGCCACGAGATTTACGCAGTATTCAATTATAACAGTATTCAGAATATAAAACGCTTAGTAGGTAAAGAGTTTGAGAAGCTGTCTGGGAAAGACTCGAAAATTGTAACTGGACGTATTGATTCAGGAGAAAAAGTCTCTGAAACCGTAGGGTCTCATGTAGGACATGGAGAGTACGGACGAGCAGTAAGCGCTACAAAAGCTTTAGCTTCTGAATCGGTTATGAAAACAAAAACTGCATCAACTAAATATGGCAGTACACAAGCCTATAAAAATTTAGAAAGTCATTTAGAAACTTTCAAAAGATCCGTAGGGGTATCTCTAGAAGTAGATCATTATCAAGAGGTCACCGCTAGAGGCAAATTAAGTAAAGCATATACTGCTATATTATCAAACCAAGATACCTCAGAAAACATGAGTGACGCGGTAGATGAGCGACAGGCGCTGCTAGAGCTGAAAAAAGCCATTCAAAAAGAGTACAATACTCTTGTACAGCAAGAAGGGTCTCCATCTTTACTAGATGCTGTAGAAGCTACTTTACTTTTTAACTTATCGTCTTCTAAAAGAGTTAAGTATAAAGGGCCTAAAAAACCAAAAGCAAATGTAAGCTCAAAAGGTAAAGGTTCAAAGTCAGGTACTATCTCCTCCCAGAAAAGTACTAGAGTATCTTCAGGCGCTGGAGCTACTAAGCCAAAAAGGAGAGCTACAAGAAAGGGAGTATCTTCAAGTCCTTTATCTCTGTTTATGGCAATGAATAGCAGGCTCCCCGAAGTAGTAAAAGCAAATATGAGCTCTCCGGCACTGAATAATAGAACAGGTAGGTTCGCAGAGTCAGTACGTATTGTAGATGTGTCTGTAACTGCCCAAGGATACCCTAGTGTGGGATATACGTATCTTAAAAATCCTTACCAAACTTTTGAGTCAGGGTATAAGCAAGGATCCGCAGATATAGATCCACGAAAACTAATTGATAGATCTATTAGAGAGATAGCAGCTCAATATGCTATTGGACGATTCTACACTCGGAGAGTATAATGTCAGAACGTAATTACACAACTCGTCGTTTAGCTATTGTAGATGCTATAGTGGAAAAGCTGAAGCAAATAGATGGAACAGGCAAATATTTAACTAACTTATATCAGCAAGTTAGCCCTCGCCTAAAGTTTTGGGATGAAGTAGAGGAGTTTCCTGCTGTCCACCTCAATGCGGGGTCAGAAACTAGAGAGTACCAGGGCGGAGGCTATAAAGATAGATACTTAACAGTTACTTTGCGCTGTTATGTAAATGAAGAAGATGCTGTAGTGGCCTTAGAGTCTTTAATGGAAGATGTAGAGACTGTACTAGAAGAAAACTCTAGGCTTGCCTATACTGATAAACTTGGAGCTACGCAGTACACTCAACAAATCACTATAATCAGTATTGATACTGATGAAGGTGTACTTGAACCTTATGGCGTCGGAGAGATGTTAATAGAGGTTCGTTATTAGAAACGACTGACACGAATCAAAGGATTCACGATCAAGTCCTTTCAAGAATACATAGGAGAGAACTATGTCAACCTTACATTTTAGTAGAAATACTAAAGTATTTTTGAAGCAAGGAGCAAACGTTTGGGAAATTCCTGTATTAGACGGTTTTTCTTTCTCGCAGGCTACTAACGCTTCTGAAATCACTTTGAATGAAATGTCAAATGCCTCAGGCGATTCACGTCGCGCGCGTCAAATGTTCACGGACTCATACGCTCCTGCTGAGTGGTCTTTTGCTTCATACGCCCGTCCTAATAACGGTACTGTAGTAGAAGATGCTTTGTGGGCAAACTTTGTGGCTACTAACAGCTATACTGCTGGCACTTGGGCAGAAGGCGTAACTGTAGCAGATGCTACAACTACTTTTGACTTTAATTCATCGAACAAAACTGTTCTTGGCACTTTTGACTTGTACTTTGTACTTGGTGCTTCGACTGATGAGGATAATAACTTCTCAAGCGGTGCAAACGTAACTATTTACAAAATTGCCGATTGCGTAGCAAATGAAGCGGGTATTGATTTCGATATTGATGGTATTGCTACTATCAACTGGTCAGGTTTTGGTAAAATTATTACTGAAGAGGCTACTTTCGATGCTTCGGTCGCTATTGCTCGTGATGTTGCTAGCACTTCTAACTTTATTCGTAACCGTTTGACCTCACTATCAGCTACTTCTTCTGTTTCAGGTACCACTGTAACTTACGATCTTGTTTTGACCGGCGGTAGTATTACCTTCACAAACAATATCACTTACTTGACTCCCGAAACTCTCGGCGTAGTAAACCAGCCTTTGGGTCACGTTACTGGTACTCGTTCAATTTCTGGTAGCTTTAGCTGCTACTTGAACACTGCCAGTGATGCAAGTGCTGATCTGTTCGAAGATATTATTGGTGCAACCTCAACTGTAACCAATAGCTTCGACTTAGCGTTCTCTGTAGGCGGTACAAGTGCTCCTAAGATGGTAATTGACCTTCCAAATTGCCACCTAGAAGTGCCTGGCCACTCTATTGAAGATGTTATCTCGTTGGAGACTTCGTTCCACGCATTACCCTCTACCATCGATTCGGCTGACGAAGCCACAATTGCCTATACAGGCGCTTAATAAAAAAAAGCGGGCTTCGGCCCGTTTTTTCTTTCCCCTTTTCAAAAATAGTTCTTGACTTCTTATCTCCTCTCCACTATACTATCACTATAAATTAATTTAAACTTAAAGGAACTAAAAATGAGCAATACCCCTATTTCACTGGCGAGTCTAATGTCCCCTAGCAAAACTGTAAGTATTGACTTTCCTGGTTTTTCTGGGTTTTCTGTGCAGCTGACGTATTTAGCTCGGGAAGAGCTGTTAAAGTTGCGAAAGAAATGTCTTACTACAAAGTTTAATAAAAAGACGCATCAGCCAGAAGAGCAATTAGATGAAGATGCTTTCTTGGCAGAATATGTAGGAGCAGTAATTAAAGGATGGGACGGGTTGAAGTATCGTTACTTAGAAGAGCTTCTATTAGTGGATACTTCCAAGCTTGATCCAGAGGATACTCTCCCCTTTACCCGAGAAAACGCAGAGTTGCTTATGAGAAACTCTTCTAGTTTTGACTCCTGGGTAACTGAAACTGTAGGTGATTTGGAAAATTTTACTGGTCGCAAGTAGCCGAAGTCCAAAGGCTACTTCAGCGCTATATTAAACAGCCAGACTCGTTTGATATAGAAAAGTACCTTAAAATTTGCGAACAGTTAGGCGAAGAACCCGACCTCGAAAAAATGCCACTAGCTGCTTCTGATTTTCCTCATGAAGTACAAGTGGCATTTTTTATATTTGATACTTTGTCGGACGTCTGGGATGGAATGTCTGGCAGCTACATGGGGAAGAACTGGACGGACGCTCCTTACGTAATGGAGCTGTACGAGGTAGAAACCCCTAAAGTAGTGTACTATTTTGCAAAAATGTACGAAAGGTTGTTAATGAGCTTTAGAGCAGAAGAAGCTGATAAACGGCGAAAAGCGGAAGAGCGTAAAGCAAAAGCCGCAAGCGGTGGAGGTAAGAACTTCACCCATAATGTGAAAGGCTAATGGCTAAGAATAAGGTATACATAGATATTGAAATCAACGGCAAAATGCAGAAAGTTGCCGTTGATGCAAAAAACCTCGGGAGGAGCTTAGAACAAGTTGGTGAGCACGCTCAGACTGCTGATCGCCGACTAAAAGGTGCTGCTCAAGCCTCTTCTAATGGCACTAAAAACTTTTCTAAGATGGCACAAGGTCTCACAGGAGGTCTTGTACCTGCGTATGCTGCTGTAGCTGCTCAAGTGTTTGCGTTAAGTGCTGCATTCAACTTCCTTAAAAACGCTGCCGATGTTCAAAATCTAAAAGCCGCACAGATTAGCTATGCAAACAGCACTGGCGTGGCAATGCAGTCTCTCACCAAAAATATACAAGCAGCCTCCGGGCAAATGCTAGGGTTCCAAGAAGCGGCTCAAGCAGCGGCTATTGGTGCTGCAAAAGGCTTTACGGGGTCTCAAATGGCCGACATGGCCACGGCGGCAGGTAAAGCAGCGGCTGCATTAGGCCGTAACTATCAAGACACATTCGATCGTATTGTACGAGGCGTGTCAAAAGCAGAGCCTGAACTACTTGATGAATTGGGTGTAACCCTTCGCTTAGAGAAAGCAACCAAAGACTATGCTGCTGCTATTGGTCAAAGCCAAGATAGCTTGACAGCAGCACAACGTAGCCAAGCAGTTTACGTTGAGACAATGCGACAGTTAAATGATAACTTTGGACAAGTAAAACAAGCTGTAAACCCTTTCCAACAACTTGCAGTAACAATGCAAAACGTAGCTCGAACTGTTACAGAAGCCTTACTGCCTGGCTTTATTGGTATCGCAGACTTTATCAATAAAAACGCTCAAGCGGCAGTAGTAGTATTCGCAGGCTTAGTAGGTATGGTACTTTTAAATATCACCGGCCTAAAAGAAGGCGTAAAAAGTATGTTTACTGGCATTGGCAGTTCTGCAGCCAGTGCAGGTACCTCTCTAAAATCTACGTTTACTTCTTGGACTGAGACGGCTATGTCAGGTGCTTCTGCAGTTGTAGACAAAATGGAAGAAGTAGAGCAAAGCCTGAAAAGCGCAGCGGAATTACAAAAAGGCAAAGCGGGGTCAGCTGCTAAAGCAATGATGGATAAAGGAGCTTCGAGTAAAGCTCTCGCACGTGTCGCAGCCGGCGAAGACCTAAGTCCTGTTATGAAAGGCGCACTACTTAAGAATCTGGAAAAAGTTAAGAAAGAGTTAAAAGAAACTGGAGAAACTGCGTCAAAAGCATTTAAAGGTGCTACTCTTGAGAGTGTCGAAAAATTTGAAGAAGAATTAAAAGCAATAGGCAAGACAAGTCTTACTACTGGCCAAAAAATTAAGCGCAGTATGGGTAAAGTAGCCGTAGGCGCTTTAAAGAAAGTACGAAGCATAGCAAAACTCGCCGCTTCCGCTACAAAATATGTAGGCTGGGCTGCTGAAAAAGCGGCCAAAGGGTTTAAAATGTTAGGTAAAGCTACTGTTGTTTTGTCTATTATTGGTTACATATTAGAAGGTTTCGAGAAAGTAGCTAATGCGCCTGCAACAGCCATTCAAGGCTTTATTAACTTTGTTGTTAAGTTTGCCAGTATTATGGACAAACTAATCAATACGATCATTGCAGGGGTGAATAAAATACCCGGTATCAAAGTCGATGTAAAATCTGACCTAGCAGGTAAGGCAAAAGAAGGGCTAACTAGCCTAGGTAACGCTGCGCTAGAAGGTATGGGGTACACAGGCGAAAACGGAGAGACAGCCTTACAGACCGGTGTTCGCAGAGAGAAACAGGCCGCAGAGGAAAAACAACGTGTAGATGATTTGATTGAAAGCTACGCAGAATTAGGTAAAGAGATGGCAAACCTTGCAGAAGGTGCTCGTAAGAAAACTGGCTC